CTGTTCCTCTGCCACGGGCCCGGACGGAACGGGAAGTCCGTGTTCCTGCGCATCGTCACCGCCCTCCTGGGCGAGGACTACGCGCAGCAGGCCCCGACCTCCCTCCTGCTGAACCGTGACAAGAACGCCGCGACGAACGACATCGCCCGGCTCCGCGGGGCCCGCCTCGTCACCGCGGTGGAGACACCGGAGGGCCGCCGGCTCGACGAGAACCTCGCGAAGCAACTCACCGGCGGCGACAAGATCACCGCCCGCATGCTGCACAAGGAGTTCTTCGAGTTCACCCCGGTCCTGAAGTTGTGGATCGCCACGAACCATCGGCCCGAGATCCGCGGCACCGACCTCGCGATCTGGCGACGGATCCGACTCGTGCCCTTCGGGGTGATCGTGCCCGAGGGCGACGTCGACCGGGACCTCGGCGACAAGCTCGAGGCCGAGCTCCCCGGCATCCTCGCCTGGGCCGTCGCCGGCTGCCTGGCCTGGCAGCGGGAAGGCCTGCGGGCCCCGGCGGCCGTCGTGGCGGCCACACAGGCCTACCGGGCGGAGATGGACCAGATCGGCCGATTCATCGACGAGCGGTGCCAGACGGGCCCGGCGAGCTCGGTGACGGCGGCCGTCCTGTTCGAGGCGTACCGGTCCTGGGCGGCCGATGGCGGCGAGCACACCGTCACCGCCCGCAAGTTCCGGGACCAACTCGTCGAGCGGTCCTTCGAGTACGTGAAACGCGGCACCGATTCGGCCTCGAGGCTCGGCAACATCTGGCGCGGCATCGGCCTGCTGAAGCTCTCCGAGGTGGTCGAGAACCGTGATTCGTGAGCTCGAAGAGCGCGCGATACGCGCGGAACGCGCGGTGAAAAACGTATTTCTCTCGCGAGAGCAATTTCATAGGGAAAATACGGTGGGAACCGTTCATGTCGCGCGTACCGCGCGCCACCCCGTCTGGCCTGCGGGTTTGTGGCCGGAAAGCGAGCTTGAGAGCGCGCGGTGCGCGCGGTCGATATCGCGCGCTCCTTGCGTGGAATGTACCGAGAGGGACCGGGAGGGGGTGGGGTGCCGTTTCTTCTTGAACGGGCCTCCCACACCTCGCCTCCCCCTTTCTCGGCCTCTTGCCGATGGACAGCACCGAAAGGGGCGACGATGAGCGGAGCGACAGGACGAGGCCGCGGACGCCTTCCGAAAGACCCGGCGGAGCGGCTCAAGCGAGGCGTCCGCCAGGACCCACCGCCGGCCGTCCTACGGGCCTCGGAGGACGAGGCCGATGGCCTGCCGGAACCGCCGGCCGAGCTCCGGGCCGCCGGACGGGCCCTGTGGGATCTGGTGTGGTCGGAGGGCACGTGGCTCTCCTCCGAGGCCGACCGCCAGGTGGTCGCGATGTTGTGCGCCGCGGCGGACGAACGGGCCCTCCTCCTCGAGGTGGTCGCCACGCCGTCGGGGCGGTGGGTGACGCTCGACAACGGCCGGGTCTTCGCCCACCCCGCACCGGCTCAACTCCGGCAACTCGAGGCGCAGATGACCGCGTGGCTCGACCTCTGCGGGTTCACGGTGGTCGGCCGGCGACGTCTCGGGTTCTCGACCCCGACGGGCCCGGGAGCCGCCCGCCTGCGGGCCGTACCGGGCGGGATGGTCAGTCAACGCGACCGGCTCAACGCTCGCCTCGGCTACGACGCTCTAGAGGCTCTCCGCGCCGAGCTCGGAGAGCCATCGTGATGGCGGGCCGGCGGAGGTTCCCGCCGGACTGGCGGGCCCGGCGGGCCGCGGTCCTCGACCGGGACGGGTGGCGGTGCGTGGCCTGCGGTGTGCCGGTGCATCCGAGGTGCTCGCCGGTCGGTTGCGTGGCCTGCGCGCACGTCGACCACATCGTCCCACGAGATGCCGGCGGCTCCGACGAGCTCGGCAACCTGCGGGCCCTGTGCGCGGGACACAACATGCGACGGGCCCGGACGGGCCCCGGGGAGCTCCCCCGGGCCTCCAGGCCGCTCCGCCACAACGTCCACCGGCTCCTCAAGGCCTTCTGATGCCCTGGCGTGGCGATCTGTGGGAGCCGCCGGAATGGACCCTCGGGGTGGGTGTGGCCGAGTGGGCCGAGGCCTACCTCCGGGTTCCGTCCGGGCCCGACTACGGCTCGCCTCTGCGGCTCTCGGGGTGGCAGATGCGGGCCCTCGCCGACTTCTACGCCCTCGACGAGGCCGGTCGGTTCCTCTACCGGCGTGGACAAATCAGGCTCTCGAAGGGCCAGGGGAAGAGTCCGTGGGCGGCCGTCGTGGCCCTCGCCGAGCTCTGCGGGCCGTCGACCTTCGACGGGTGGGACGCCCTCGGGGAACCGGTGGGCCGGGCCCCGGCGGCTCCCCTGGTGCAAATCTGCGCGGTGAGCGAGGACCAGGCGGCGAACACCTACGGGGCCCTCCATTCGATGCTCGCCGAGTCTCCGCTCCTCGACGAGGCCCGGATCGACCTCGGGATGACGAGGACGATCCTTCGGGGCCGGCCGGGCCGTATCGACGTCGTGACCGCCTCGGCCCCGAGCCGGGAGGGCCAGCCAATCAGTTTCGCCGTATGCGACGAGGTGCATATCTGGGCGAAGAGCAACGGCGGCCGGAAGCTCTACAACGCGATCCGCCGCAACGCCACGAAGATGGGCGGCCGGATCCTGTCGACCACGAACGCCTACGACCCGGGCGCGGAATCGGTCGCCGAGCTCGTCGAGGCCTCGGCCGCCACGACACCGGGCACGATGCTCTACGGGCCCCAGTACGAGGCCCACAACGTCGAGCTCGGCAACCGCGAGAGCCTCCTCGAGGGCCTACGTAGGGTCTACAGACACGCTCCGTGGGTCGACGTCGAACGGGTGGCGGCCGACTGTATGGACCCGGATACGCCGGCCGAGGACGTCGTGAGGTTCTTCCTCAACGTGAACGCCGCCTCCGATTCGGTCCTGTGCGAGTCCCCGGCCGTCTCCGGCGACGAGCTCGAACCGGGCGCTCCCATCGCGGTCGGGTTCGACGGCTCGAGGACCTCGGACGCCACGGCCGTTGTGGCGGTCCATATGGAGACGGGCACCGCCTACCTCCTCGGCTACTGGGAACGGCCGTGGGCGACACCTCGGGCCGCACGGTGGGAAGTCCCCCGGCACGAGGTGGCGGCCGTCGTCGAGAGCCTCTTCGGCCGCTACACGGTGGCCCGTATGAAGGCCGACCCGGCCTACTGGCAAGAAGAACTAGCCGGCTGGCAACGCCGCTACGGCCGCGACGTCGTCGACCGCATGCCGGTGTGGCAGACCGCAGTAGTGGACCGGGCCGTCGAGGCCGCCCAGACCGCCCTAGCGGCCGGCACGTTCAAGATCGCCGCTCTTGGCGACGAGCTCGACGAGGTGCTCCGGGCCCACCTCGCCCGGTGCCATGTCACTCGTCGCCACGCCGGCTCCCGCGTCCTGCGGACCCTCACCAAGCCTGACGACGGCGGCCGCATCGACGCGGCCGCGGCCGCCGTGTACGCCTGGCAGGCCCGTCTCGAGGCGCAAAGCAAGGGATGGGAGAAGCGGCCCGTCGCCGATCCGTTCTTCGCGGTGTGGTGATGGAACCGCCGGCCGCCTGGGCCGACCGGATCGCCGGGATCCTCGCCCAGGCCGAGAACGACACCGACGTCGCCGAGGCCGCCATCCGCTACGCCGCCGAGACGCTCTACGCCCTCGGTGCGGATCTTCTGTCGGCCGAGCTCGATCCGATCCTCGCCCGTGCGGAGCTCGTCCAAGCCGAGCTCGGCGAGCTCCGGGCCCGGTTCCTGCGGGCCGCCCACGGGCCCGGGCGGCCGCCTGCGGGCCCGCCTCCGCCTGGGTTCGTCGAGGGCGAGGGCGGCTCCTGGCTCCTCGACGACGGGCCCCGGCGGACCTCGCGGGAGTGGTAGCTCCTACGTAGCCCCTACGCCCGGGCCCGTCAGAGGGCCTCACCGAGGCGGTGGGCCAGATCGCCGCCGACATCGGTGCGGGCATCGTCGTAGCGGACGAGGACACGGACGTCGGCGTGCCGGCTGAACTCCCGGGCCTGGCGGACGTTGCCGTTCGTCATGTCGAGAACGTGGGTGATCGCCGAGTGACGGAGCCCGTGTGGCCGCACGGTGCCGACACCGGCTTCCTCGCCAAGCTCGGCGACGATCCGGGCGACCGAGCGGCCCGTGAGCCGCCCGCCGGGCCCGGAGCGGTCGAGGTTGCGGAACAGCGGGCCCGGCTCCTCGCCACGGACGGCGACGTAGGCGGCGAGAGCCTCGGAGGCCTTGTGGCCGATGGTGAGCCACTCCCCCTCGGTGTGGCCCTTGCCGATCACACGGACCGCGTGCCGGGCGGTGTCGACGTCGTCGAGGTCGAGGGCGACGACCTCGCCCCGGCGGAGGCCCCGGTCGAACATCAACCGCACGAGGGCCCGGTCCCGGATCGCCTTTACGGTGCCGATCTGGTCGAGGTGCTCGACCATCGCCCGCACCGCCGGCACACCGGGCCCTCGGGTGTCACGGTACGGCCGGGCCTTGACCCCTTCGACCTTCAGGCTCCAAGTGACCACACCGAGCCGGCCGGCGAGCTCGACGAGCGAGCGGAGGGCGGAGAGCCGCCGGTTGATCGTCGCCGGGGCGAGCTCGGCCTCGACCATCGCCGCCCGCCAAGCGTGAGCGATCCGGTTCGCCCCGGCGGGCCCGGCGGCCAACAGGCCCTCGACGGCCTGGGCGGGCCCGGCCGCTCCGGCCCACTTGGCGAACGCCGCGACGTCCCCGGCGTAGGCCGCCACCGTCGTGGCCTTCCGACCGGCGAGCCACTCGCCGTACAGATCACCGGCCGAGGGAAGCGGAACGGCGACGGTTGCGGTGGATTCGACCGGGAGGAGCTCGAGGGCCATGAGGACATCGTACACAGTTTGGGTCCCCAAATCTACATTATCGGACCCATTTCCTACGTAGGAGAAGACTCTCTCGGGGAGCTCACCCCTACGGCTCGCCTACGTAGGAAAGTGTCGCCCGTCCCCCGGCTACTCCCCCGGCTCTACCCCCGGGGGACACAACCGGGGGAACGACCGGGGACGAGCGCGCAGGCTGTACCCCCGATCAATCGCTAGGCCCGGGCCCGCAGACATGGCCGCTCGTCGGCCGCCTCTCTCCCCGGCGGATCTACGGGCCCGCTACGTAGCCCCTACGTCTCGGGCCGGCTCCGGCGTGCCACAACCTTCCGGGCCCGGGACACGCCGAGGGCCTCGTGGTCGATCCGTCGCCGGAACTGCGGGTTCGCCAAGTACCGCTCGAGCAGGGCCTCGACGATGCACACCGCCGGCACGCCGGCCTCCTCGGCCCGGGCCTGTAGGCCAGGGGAGGCCGCGTCGCCGGTCCATATCTCGTCACGAAGGTTCATGGTCACCTTCGAGTGACCCTTCGCCGGGAGGTGGCCTCGGGCCGGGGCCGGTGTGGCCTCCGGGCCCGGTGCGGCCGGTGCGGGTTCCTGTTTGGCGATCCGACGGAGGAGACGATCACTACTTGCCACGGGCCCGACGTCCTCTCTTCGCTAGAGCCTTGCCCAGGCCCTCGAGCTCCTGCCACAACTCGCCCGCCGGTGGGGGAGCGGACTGCCGGCCGAAGGCGTCTCCGATCCGCTCGACGAAGGGGACCACGACCTCGAGGCGTGCGACGTCGTCGACCTCGTCGAGGGCCTCGAGCACCTCTCGGGTTCGTCTCGTCTGGGCCCGGGCCTTGTTCAGGACCACGACGGACGGCGTACCCGTCGACGCGGCGAGGTCCATCGTCCACCGCAACCGGTCGACGTCGAGAACCGACGGGCCCATCGGGATGACGGCGAGTGTGGCCGCACGTAAGGCCGCCTCGGTGATGGCCCGGTCGCCCAGGCCCGGCGGACAGTCGATCACCACGACCTCGTGGCCGGCGGCGAGGCGGACGAGCTCGCGGTCGAGTCTCGGTGTCGCAAGGCCCACAACCGTGACCGAGTCGCCGAGGCCCTCCGCCATGTCGGCCCAGGCCGAGAGCGAGCGTTGTGGGTCGGCATCGACGGCGAGAACCTTCCGACCGGCCCGGGCGGCCGCCTGGGCGACGAGGCCCGTAAGCGTTGTCTTACCGACTCCGCCCTTGCCCGCCGCGAACGCGAGAACCAACACGGACCGGACGGTACGGGCCGGGGCCCGGGCCGGTGTAGTCCCTACGTAGTCCCTACCGCCCACCGGCGAGGCGCTCGCGCTTCTCGTCGGCCTCGATCCATTGCCACTCCGCATACCGGCCCCAGTAGCTCCGGCACACGTTCGGGTGGACCTCGTGTAGCCGCGTCAGGGCCCGGAGAGCGTTCCGCATCGCCGACGGCGGGGGAGTGGTCCGTCCGGTACGGACGAGCTCCGCGGCGAGATCTGGAGGGAGCGGAGTCCGAGGTGGCGGGCGGCCCTCCTCGCGGCGTAGTTCCTCCTCGAGCTCGCCGTACGGCCTGTAGTCGTCCTCAAAGAGGCCGCAGAGATGAGCGACCTCGCGAGTGTCGAGGGCTCGGTGACGCTCCCGGGCCAGGACCTCGAGTATCCGCCGCTGAAGTACCCCCGGGCCCCGAGACATCAGGCTAAGTGTACCGATAGCCCCTTCCTCCAAATAGGGGCGACGAGCCAGGCTTCCGACCGTCACCCCGAGCCGCCTACATCGACGAGGCGACCGGGGGAGGAGGAAGCCATGACCGCCACGTTCCTACCGACCGAGACGGCCCTCCGGGCCCGGGCCCTAGCGGCCTACTACCGGGCCCCGAGAGGGATCGCCGGCACCCCGACCGACATCGCACACCGGAGCCTCGATGGCCGGGCGTACGTCGTGCTCGCCTCCGACACCGCCGTCCTGGCGGTCTACCGCATCACCAACAGCGGCCAACTCCGCCGGCTCCGCCGGTGGCCCGCCGAGCTCGTCCACACCGAAGGAAGGAACAACCGATGACCACTCACCCCGTCACACCCCGAGAGGGCGTAGTCCTGTTCGACGAGAACGACAAGATAATCGGCGGAACGCTCGGGCCCGTGCGGCCGGCGATTCAATGGGACCGGCCCGAGCTCGGCGACCGCCCCGAGTATCCCGAAGAGTTCATCGACCCCGAAGCCTGGCGGACCATCACCATCGAGTCGGCCGTCTGGCATAGCCGAGAGGCCGCCGCCGTGTTCCTCTCCGCCTTCAATTCGTTCCTCGACCAGTTGCCTTTCGGCCTGCGCGAGCTCGACGTCGAGGACAAGTTCCCCTTCGACCGCATCTTCGAGCAGATGGACAACCTCCGCGACGAGCTCGAGGAGAAGCGTTCGCCCCTGTGCCCGTGTTGCATCGAGGAAGTGAGGGAGGAGGCCGGCCGGGCCCGGGCCGAAGCCGACCGGCTCCAAGCCCAGGCCGACCGGGCGGAACGTGCCCTCCGCCGGAAGCAGCTACAGGAGGCGCACCTCCAGTCGGCGATGCTGGCCGGCCGGCACAAGACCGTCTGGGATCTGATGAAAGCCGAAGGGCTCCGGCCGACCGAGCCGGCGGTGTTGCAGTTCCTTCGCGCCCGAGCCGTCAGCGGCCCCCCCGCCGACTCCAATATCCCAATTTGACCCCGGCATCGCCGGAGGGGGATTCCCCGTCAGAGGCCGTGTCCGGGCTCCCGGCGGCTCGACTTTCACCCCACCCCCGGGCCCACATCCCCCGTAGGCGCTACGTAGGGATGAGCCTGTTTCCGCAGGACACAGGCCAAATCACATCGGCGTGATTTGCCGGTGGTACTGTCTACAGTAATGGCCCGTCCTCTAAAGCCTGAACAGCTTGGCGAATCGCCGGTAGTGACCTTCCGTGCCCCGGCCGAGCTCGTCCGCAAGATCGACCACATCGCCGCACGTACCGGCCGACCGAGGCCGGAGCTCATGCGTGAGGCCCTCGCCGCCGGCCTCGACCACCTCGGAGTGACCACCCCTTGATCCGCACCGCCTCCCGCCGTCTGGCCCGCATGGCCCGAGAGATGGCGGAGGCGCGCGCATACGTGGCGGAGGTTGTGGCCGAGTTGGCCGAGCTCAACGCCGAGGTCCACGAGCGGCTCGACGGCGAGACGCGAACGGGCCACCGGGCCGCCGACGTCCTCGCCTGGGCCAGTTTGTCGGCGGAACGACTCGCCCACCTCGGAGAGCTCGGCGGCGACCCTGCGATGTTCGACGACATCGCCGAACGGATCCTCGACGTCGCCCGCCAGGCCGTCGAGGCCACGGTGCCGGTGGTGCTCGAGGAGGAGGTTCCGCACCTCGGCCGGGAGAACGTCGCCGAGATCGTGACGTTGTCCCTCGAGACGTTGCGGGCCGCCGACGCTCCCATCACCCCGGCGGTGCCGATCATCGTCGCCGTCCTCTCGTGGCATGTAGCGGTCTACGAGGCAATGGGCCGCAACGACGTTGCGGCCCTCCGCCGGCTCGCCATCATCACGCCCTACGAGAACGCTCGCCGTCTCGCCGAGCTCTTCGGCGGAGTGCTCGGGCCGATCTTCAACCGGCTCGCGAGCCGGTTCGTGTGCCGGGCCCGCCGTACCGTCGAGCTCGGCCTCGAACAGGCAACGGCCGTCCGGGCCCCGTGCCGACGAAGAGGGCCTCCGGGCCCGTCTGCGTCCACACCGAGTCAACGCCGGCACATCGCCGGCACATCGCCGAACGCACCGCCTCGACCGGCCCGCAACGGGGCCGTAGAAGCCACGCGCAATCGGCGAGGGAGCATCGAAGGAGAGCCGCTCCGCACCTAGCCGAAAAGCACGAAGGCCGCCCCGTAACGCCGTGGAAAGCAGGGGCGGCCCTCGAAAGGGAACTGAAGATGTCGAGTACGAGTGTACCCCGTCCCCGTGACGGCGTAGCGAACCCGCGCGGCCGCAAACAGGCCGCCAAGAAGACCCACAAAAGGGGCCCCGGGCCCGTGTTCCGGTGTGCCGGTTGTGGCCGCCCGGTCCACGGGACCGACGGCTATGTCGAAGTGGACACCGGAGCGGCCGGCGAGCGCGTGCGCTACTTCGAGGCCCTGCGCCTCGAGCGCGCCAAGAAGGCCGACGGCCGGCTCATGGCGGTCCCGCTGGGCGAGGTCCTCGAGGAGGTCCTCGCCGCTCCGCCGGTGGCCCCGTGGATCGCGTGGCACCGCAAGTGTGATCCCGCGCCCGGGAGCTCTACGTACTGGATCGGCACCGAGCGGATCGCCACGTGGCCCGCCGTCGTCGACTGGACCGCCCACCTCGCCGAGAAGCGGTGGATCCGGGGGACCGACTGGTTCGCGATGCTCCGCAACCTCGCGCACGAGGAGGCCGCAGCATGAGCACCGCAACGGCCACACACCCCGCCCGGTACTCCCGGGCCCTGGTGCCGGTCCTCGCCGCCTTCCTCGAAGGCGTCCCCGGGCCCGTGCTCGATCCGTTCGCCGGCACCGGCGAAGGCCTCGCCGTCCTCGCGGATCTTCTACCGGCCGTCGAGTTCGTCGGTATCGAGCTCGAACCGGAATGGGCGGCTATCACCCCGGACCTCGTCCGGGTCGGTAACGCGCTCGATCTACCGTTCGGGCCCGGCACGTTCGGGGCCGTCGTCACCTCGCCGACCTACGGGAACCGGCTGGCGGATCATCACCACGCCCAGGACGCGAGCGAGCGCCGCACGTACACCCACAACCTCGGCCGGCGGCTCCATCCCGACAACTCCGGTGTCCTGCACTGGGGCCCGTTGTACCGGGAGTTCCACGGCCGGGCCTGGGCGGAGGTGGCCCGTGTCCTGCGGCCCGGCGGGCGGTTGATCCTGAACATCTCCGACCACATCCGCACCGGCCGGCGGGCCCCGGTGTCGGCCTGGCACGTCGCGGAGCTCGGCCGGCTCGGGTTCGAGCTCGTCGACCTCGAGCATGTCCCGACTCCCCGCTTCCGCAACGGGGCGAACGCCCGGGCCCGGGTCGAGGGCGAGTTCGTGTTCATGTTCGCTCTCACCGGGGAGGGCCGGCGATGATGACCGCCGATCACTTGACGGCCGCCGAGGAAGAAGCTCACCACCCCGACGTCTCGCTGTTCCTCGGCGGGCCCGCCGATGACGAGACGAGGACCTTCCTCCGGGCCCTGTATCAAGGGGCAGGGCCCGGCGGCTACGTCGGTGTGGTCGGTGGGCCCGTGGGAAAGGCGAGGTGGGTGCCGGCCGTGTGGCGGTCGGTGCCGGCCGAGCTCGACGCGCTCGCCGCCGACGCGGTCGGGCGACGCTGGAACGCCTACGTCAACGTCAATCCCATGAGGGCGGGCGTGCCGAAGGGCAAGCGTGGGGCCCTGGAGTACGTCGCCGCCCTCGTCGGCTACGTCGCGGACCTCGACCTCGACGTGCCTGGCCACAAGGGCAACAAGGTCCGCCCGCCGTCGGCCGAGGCGGTGTGGCCCGTGCTCGACGCCGCGGGGATCGGCCGGCCGACAATGGCGGTGCGCACCGGCGGCGGGCTCCATGCTTATTGGCTCCTGAGCGAGGCCCTGGAGCTCGTCGACGACGAGGCACGGGCCCAGGCCGACCGGCGGGCGGAACGGTTCCACGGAGCCCTCGACGCCGCCTTCGAGGCCGCAGGGTGGGCGGCACCCGACAACGTGGCGGACCTTCCCCGGGTGCTGCGGGTACCGGGGACGCTGCGGACGAAGGAGGACGCTCCCGATCCGTTGCCGGTGCGGCTGTTGTGGGCCGACGGGCCGCGCTACGAGCTCGACGCCCTCGACGCCATGAGCCCGCCCGAGGAGGAGTTCGCCGCCGAGCCCGGGGGTGAGGCCCGGACCGAGGTCCGGTGGACACGACGGAAGCGGATCGTCCTTGACGAGCCCGTGGGTGAACGTACCGACGAGTGTGGTCCCGAGCTCACCGGGCGCATACGGGCGGACTACGCCGATCGCCTGGCCGGGCTCCGTACCGGTACATACGTCACGGGCAACTACGTGAACCTGCGTGACCTCGCCTGTTGGGCCGGGGCCCGCGAGGCAATCCTCGGCGACACAATCGGCGACGAGCTCTACGGTGCGGCCGAGGCCGGCGGTACGGTCGCCCGGCGAGGCGCAAAGGTCGTCGAGGACTTGATCGTTACGGGCCTCGACATAGGCCGAGCTGCGCCCTACCGGCCGCCCGCCATGCGGAGCGCAGGAAAGGCGGAGGAAGCCACCACCCACGAGAGGCCCGTAGAAGGCCCTGTGGGGCCCGGAGGGCCCGGGACGGACGATCACCGCGGCGACGGGCCCGGAGGCGGCCACAACGGGCCCACGGCCGAGGTGTTCTCCCGGTTCAATCCTGGCGGGCCCGACGGGTGGCCGCTCACGGACCTCGGCAACGCGGAGCGGCTCGTCGACGCGCACGGCGACGACCTCCGATTCGTTCACCCCTGGGGATCGTGGCTCGTGTGGGACGGGGCCCGATGGTCGGTCGACGACACCGGAGCGGTCGAACGCCGGGCGAAGGACACCGTCCGGGCGATCTACGGCCGAGTCGCCGAGCTCGAGGACCGGGCCGACCGACAGGCCCTCACGAAGTGGGCGCAGAAGAGCGAGTCCTCCGGGGCGACCCGGGCGATGCTCACGCTCGCCACCTCCGAGCCGGGCGTACCGGTACGGCCGGAGCTCCTCGACGACCGGCCGTGGCTCCTCAACGTGGCGAACGGAACGCTCGACCTTCGCACCGGCGAGCTCCTCCGGGCCCGTCGGGAGCACTACCTCACCAAGCGGGGCCCAGTCGCCTACGACCCGGACGCAACGTGCCCGAGGTGGCTCGCCTTCCTCGACTACACCTTCGCCGGGGACGGCGAGCTCGTCGAGTTCGTCCGCCGGGCCATCGGCTACACGCTCACCGGGCTCACCCGCGAGCAATGCCTGTTCCTCTGCCACGGGCCCGGACGGAACGGGAAGTCCGTGTTCCTGCGCATCGTCACCGCCCTCCTGGGCGAGGACTACGCGCAGCAGGCCCCGACCTCCCTCCTGCTGAACCGTGACAAGAACG